CGACGGTGACGCAGGTCATCCTGACCAACCAAGTCAACGCGCTCGCGGTCTACACCTCGAACCTCATCACTGAGGCGCAGTGGGATTCGGTGTTCCAGGATGCGATGGTGCGCAGGCTCGGCAATGTGTTCGCGATGGCGCTGGGCGGTCGGCCCGACTTCGCCCGGACGATCTTGGAGGAATCGGCCGCTGAGGCGTCTATGGGCGAGGCAGTCGACGAAGGCAACTTCAGGAGACCGCACTGATGGCCGACTGGACCGTGGAGGGCCTGATAAACCAGGGCTTGCGTGACGCTGGCCTACCCCTGCGCGTGGAGGACGTTTACGAGGGCTCCGAACAGGCACGTGTCGCCTTGGAAATCTGGGGCCAGACGCGAGACGAACTCCTGCGTACTGCGGACTGGTCGTTCTCGCGGCGGACCACGGTCTTATCTCTCCTGAAGGGCCCTCCGCCTGCTGGCGGCTACAGCCCCGCATTTCCGTGGAGCAACATCTACCCGGCCCCGGACTGGCTGTTCGAATACGACTATCCCTCCGACTGTCTGGACGTTCGGGCGATCATCGACCCTCCCTCTGGCCCAATGCCGGATCTGGACCCCAGGCCAGCGGAATGGCGCGTCGACAATGACCTGACGCCGATCGTTTCCGGTAGTCCTCCAACCGCCTCGGGCCCAGCAGCGAAGGTCATCTACTGCAACATCAGCCAGGCCATGCTGGTCTATCGCGCGCGGGTGACGGATATTTCCGAGTGGGATACCGGCTTCATGGCTGCGATGATCTCCTCCCTGGGAACCAAGTATTCCACGGCCTTCGGCGCTGACGTGAACTCGGTGCGTCAGCAAAGGGAAGAAGCCGTCCTTGCCATGCAGACGGGCGCGGACGTGAGGGGCTGAGATGGGACCGCTCAACCCTCCCGTGTTCTACCTTACGCCGCCATCCGCGGTTGTGAACGAGGCCATCGACAGCCTCGGCGAGAGCGGCCAGATCATCGGCAGCGTCACCGATGGCACTGTCCTGGCCGAGGCTGCACGCCGCAACTACAGCCGCCAGCTTCGCAACCTCCTCAGGACCGCTCACTGGAACTTCGCCCGCTTCGAGGCGCCGATGCAGTGCCTTGGCGATGCGACCGGCCAGACGCCCAACACGGTCACCAACGTCGAGCAGCCCTGGACCTATGCCTATGCGTGGCCGACCGACTGTGTTGCGGCCCGCTGGGTGCCAAGCCCGGTCTGCCCGGCGAATGGGAACACAACGGTTCCCCTCTTCCAGAGCGTAGGGCCGTTTCCGGCCATCCCGCTTCTGCCGGGCCGCTTCCTCGTCTCGTCGAGCAACCTCTATCCGATCGAGATCGGCATCTTGCCCTGGAACGGTCTGCCGGACTTAAGACGCACCGAAGGGCTCGGCCCGACCTACAGGCGCGTGATCCTGACCGACATCCCCAACGCGCTCCTGGTCTACACCCGGCTCGTCACCGTGATCGAGGAATGGGACGACCTCTTCCGTCAGGCGATGGTCGCCTCTATGGCCGTGGTCCTCTGCCCGCTGGCGATCAAGGACCCGAAGATGCGCATGGCGGAGCGGGACCGGCAGGTCGCCATTGCCCGCAATGCCATCGCTGACGCCAGGGTTGCAAACGGCAACGACGCAGGCTTTCCGCAAACAACCCAGCATACCCCCCCATGGGTGTCTGCACGCAATGGTGGTTGGAACCAAGACGCATTTGGCGGTGCGGGAGGCGTCGGGACGTTGGGCCTCTATCTGCCTTGGGAGCCGTACTCGTTGGGCGGCAATGTGTTCTAGGTGGCCGTCCCGCTCATCCAGTCGAGCCTGAACGCTGGCGAGATATCGCCGGAGCTATATGGCCAAGTCGACTTTAAGAAGTATCCCGCTGCACTTACAACCTTACGTAACGCCTTTGTAAACTACAAGGGCTCGGCCATTTCGCGCGGTGGCCTCGCCTACATCGGCTTCTGCAAGCAACTGCCTCCGGTCCCGCCGAGGGCGATCACCTTCCAGTTCAGCATCACGCAGGGCTACGTCCTCGAATTCGGCGACAACTACGTCCGCTTCGTCTTTCAGGGCGGCTATGTCCTCGAAACGGGCATACCGATCCTCGGCGTTACCAATGCCAGTCCTGGGGTGGTGAGCGTCACTGGCCTTCCCTTTGCGGACAACGACTGGGTCTTCATCTCCGGCGTCGAGGGGATGACCGAGCTGAACGGCAATACCTACATCGTCTCGGGCGCGGTGGATGGCAGTTTCAACCTCACCGATCTCTTCGACAATCCGGTCGATACGAGCACCTTCGGCGCCTACACCGGAGGCGGAACAGCCTCGCGCGTTTACACCGTCATTTCGCCCTACGCCGCAGTCGATCTTCCCTACCTGAAGTTCTCGCAGTCGGCGGACGTGATGACGCTGACCTGCTCGAACCCGGTCACTGGCAATGAGTATCCGCCTTATGACCTGACCCGCCTCGCTGGGGATGACTGGACGCTGGTGGAGCGCAGTTTCGCGGCTCAGATCGGCCCTCCCGCAAGCTGCTCGGCTGCGTCGAGCTCGCTCTCCCCGGCCGGGGGGACCAACGCGACGTTCGGCTATGTCGTCACCGCGGTGGACTCGAAGGGCAACGAGAGCATCGCCTCGCCTCAAGGCAGTTGCAACGGCGCGAACATCGAGACGCAAGGCGGGAGCAACACCGTCACCTGGCCTGGGGTCACCGGGGCGAAGTTCTATAACGTCTATCGTTCCCCGGGAGCAGTAAACGGCGGCGGGCCCGGGCATGCGATCATCATGCCGGCCCCGGTCGGGGCGATCATGGGGTTCGTCGGCTCGGCCTACGGGACGAAGTTCGTCGACACCAACCCGGTCCCTGACCTCACGATGACGCCGCCGACGCACCAGGAGCCTTTCGCTCCGGGCCAGATACTCGCGGTGAACATCACCAACGGCGGCTCCGGCTTGAGCGCGGTGACGTTCGTCATCACGACCGGGACAGGCTCTGGCTTCGCCGGGTTGCCGATCGTTGTGAACGGCGCGCTCGGCGGCTTCCTGATCGAGAACAACGGCTCCGGCTATCTCTCCGGGGATTCGATCGCCTTCAATGGCGCAGGCTTCGCCTCGGGCGCGATCGACTTCTCGGCCAACCCGTCTCCGGGGGATACGATCAGTCTGAACGGCGTCGTCTGGACGTTCGTGAGCGCGATCACGGGGCCGGATCAGACCCTCATCGCGGGGGCCCTGTCCGATACCCTGACCGCCCTCATCGCCGGCCTCTCGGGAAGCGTCGACCCTGGCCTCAACGTCGCCAACTACTCACTCGACCCGACCAGCTCGAACCTCATCATCATCTACCAGACCGCCGGGACGGCGGGGAACAGCTATGCCCTCGGTACAACCTCCAGTGTCGCGATGGTCTCGGGGCCGAACCTCACCGGCGGCTCCGGGTCCGGCTCGATGGGCTCGGCGGCCTCGGGAACCCTGACATTCTCGGTCAACCCCACGTCCGGCGAGAACATCATCCTCAATGGCGTGACCTGGACCTTCGTGCCCTCGGGCGCCTCAGGGAACGAGACCAATATCCAGGGCTCTCTCGCGGCTACGCTGACCCAACTGGCCGCCGATCTGAATGCTTCCCTGAACGCGGAGATCGCGCTCGCGACCTACGCCGCGACAGCCACGGTATTGGAGATCACCTACGCAACCGTGGGCGCCGCGGGCAATGCCTATACCCTGAACGGGGGTACCTCCGGCGCAGTGCCGAGCGGCACATCGCTGCAAGGCGGAACGAACGGCTCCTCGGTTCCTGCGGCCATCCTGGAGATCGGACCGGACAGCGGGACCTACCCTGGGGTCAACGCATGGTTCCAGCAGCGGCAGTTCTTCGCCAACAGCCTGAACAACCCCGACACGGTCTGGGCGACGCAGACCGGTCTCTACAAGAACATGGATACGTCGATCCCCACGACGGCGACCGATGCGATCACCGCCTCGCCTTGGACCGAGCAGGTCAACGGCATCCAGTGGCTGGTCGCCATGCCGGGGGGGCTGATCGCCATGACCGGCTCCAGGGCCTGGCAGATCATCGGGGAGGGGTCCTACCAACTCAACGTCCAGCCGATCACCGCCTCGACGATCCAGGCCCAGCCGCAGGCGTTCAATGGCTGCTCCGCGACTATACCTCCGATTGTGATCGATTACGACGTGCTCTATGTCGAGGCGCTTGGGGACACGGTGAGGGACCTCGCCTGGAACTTCTGGGTCAACATCTACACCGGCAACGACCTCACTATCCTGTCGAGCCATCTCTTCCTCTATCGCAGCATCGTGCAGTGGGCCTGGGCCAGACAGCCATACAAGGTGCTCTGGGCCTGCTGCGACGATGGGACAATGCTAGCGCTCACGTACCTGAAGGAGCAGGAAATCTACGGCTGGTCGAGGCATGACACTGCTGGGTTGGTAGTTTCAGTGACCTCGGTGACGGAACCCCCGGTCAACGCGCTCTATGCTATCGTCCAGCGCTTCGTGCCCGGGGGCTGAAGATGCAGTTCATCGTCGTCGGTCAGGCCAATGTCCCTCCGACCTCCGGGTCATTCCCCGGGGGGAACTACGAGGTTGTCGCCAACCTGACCAACGCCCTCCCCGCAGGCTCGACGGGCGTCATCCTCATGGGCGGCAACCTAACGGGCTTCTCCGGGGGAGAGGAATTTACCGATAGCGCCGGGGGTCGCTCGGCCGGCAACTACTGGAGCGACTATCACAGCGGCTACAGCGGCGAACAGGGCGCTCCGGCGCTCATTTCCCTTGGCATTACAGGGGCGGTTCTCGGAACCACCATCATCCCGGGCGGCAATGTCAGCGCCTCGTTCGATAATGTCTATGACGGCAACGCCACCGTCACGGTCCTGACGACGGACACTCCCTCGCAGGAAAGCGGCACAAACAGCCCAGCCGTCTACACAACCACCCTGGGAAGTGGGCCGCTCATCACCGTCAGCGGCAACTGGACCACCAATGCGGTCAACGAACTGATCTGCGCTCAGGTCGGCGTCCCGAACACGACCGTCTCGGTCCCTCCCGCAGGCTGGACGGCGGTCGCTTCGCAGTCCTATGGCGACTTCACGCAGTATGTCTATGCGTTCGCGCCCGGGTTGATCGGCACCGTTCCCTTCACCGCAACGCTGGCTGAGGCGAACCCCTGGGCGCTTATCCTTTTTGGCCTTCTTCCGCTTCCGGTCCCGCCTCCAGGCATCGGCTTCTACACGATGGAGCGGATGGACGACCGTCTCTGGCAGACGATCGAGGATGCCTATGCGGTGGACTCGGGGGTGTCCAATACGCTGAACTTCCCCAACGTCGGGCTCTATGCGGGCTCGAACACGGGCACGGGCGTCATCTTCACCTCGGCTAGTGCGGCGTTCGATTCGGGCAATGTCGGCGATATCATCCGCATGAGCGGGGGAATCGCCGAGGTCACCGCCTACACCAGCGGCACCTCGACCACCGGCAACTGGATACTGGACGCCAACAACAGCGGCCTAGGCATCCCCTATGCTGGTCCGGGGCAATGGAGCATCTCGACCCCGGTCTCGACCTTGAGCGCCCCGAACCTCGCTGGGCGGACGGATGTCGTCGGCCTTGCGGACGGGATCGTGATCGCGCCCACGGTGGATGATACCGGGCTTGTCACCCTGCCGTTCGCGGCCAGCAATGTGAAGGTGGGACTGCCGTTCACGGTGCAGATCCAGACCCCGTACCTCAATGGCCAGGAGGTGATCCAGGGTGGGCGCAAGGCTATTCCCTCGGTGACGGTGCGTCTTGCTGGAACAGCGACGGGCTTCCAGGTCGGGCGGGACCAGCCGGACGGAGGCGCGCAGAACCCGCAGCAGGTCGGCCCGCTCTGGTCCCTGCTTGAGACGGCGGACTTAACGCAGCCCACCGGCCAGCAGCCCCCGCCGCAGCAGTACAACGCCCCGAGCGGAGGCAATGTGACGCAGGTCTACACCGGGGACTTCTTCATCACCGGAGGCGGCGCATCCTGGGAAAGCCGGGGTCAGATCGCCATCCAGCAGACCCAGCCAGTGGCCTTGGAAATAACCATGATTGCGCCCAACCAGCTCCCCGGTGATGAACCCGAGGCCGCGAGGGCCGAACGAGCCCCACCCCAGCAGCGTCAGGCGCCCGAGAGCAGCAACAACCCGCCTCCCGGCTGGGCTGCGATGAGGGGGCGGATATGAATTTCGAGATCGTGCCCACCTCCGTGCGTCATATTCGGCCGATGGCACGCCGCATGCGTGGGGCCGTAGCGGTCAGCCTTTCCGGCTACGGCTTCGATCCGAGGAAGGCGTTGCATCGGGTCGTCCTGGACTCGGCCTATTGCCGGACCGCAAAGGCGGATGGTTTTCCCATCGCCATGTGGGGCATAGTGGCGCCTGCTTTGGCGTCGACGGCCTATGTCTGGCTGGTGATGTCGGACGAGGTGGCGAAGATGCCGAGGTCGGTCGTCGTCACCGCGAGGGAGGAACTGGCCGCGATCATGGAGAGCTACGACGAGATCGCCACGACGGTCCTGCCTGACGACGAGGCGGCGATCCGCTTCGCGCTTTATCTCGGCTTCCATGACGATGATGAGGAGGAACCGGCCTCGCATAAGGTCCGGGCCAAGCGCCTGCGGGAGAACCCGCGCCATCGCATCCCGGTGGGCGACAGTTACGTCATTGCGCTCGGCTACCATAGCCACGGAGCAGGCTGATGTGCTTCGCTACGTTAGCGGCCGTCGCAATTGGCGCTCAGGCGACAGGGGCTGTTGTCGGTGGCCTCGCGTCGGGGGCCGAGGCCGGCTACAAGGCGCAGGTCGCGGCCAACAACGCCAAGATGGCGGAGCAGGCACAGCAATACGCGGCGACCGCAGCCTCGTCCCAGGTCGAAAATGCTGGCCTGAAGGCTAGAGGCCAGTTCGGAGAAGTCCGCACTGGCTTAGCGGCGAATAACATCGATGTGAACTCTGGTACGGCGGCGAACGTTCAGGAAAGCCAACGCCTTATCGGGGCGAAGGAGGTCTCGACCGTTGCCTCCAACGCCGCCCGGCAGGTGTATGGCTATGGCGCCGAGGAGCAGAGCGACGTCGCGCAGGCCAAACTGTACGGAGCCGAGGCGCCCTACGATATTGCCAGCGGTTTCATCAGCGCAGCAGGAGACGTGGCTGGGGGCTGGGCGGACCTCGACCTCAAAACCGGCAACACTGGAGGGGCCGGAGCTGGTGCCGGTCCTAGCCCAACGCAACTGAGTGGGACTCCCTCGGTTCCGGATGCGTATTCCTGGATGCAGCAGCCCAACTACGCCCTAGGCTAGGGAAGGATCGGTCATCGCCCGCGTCCCCCTTCAGATCGCTCCCGACGTCGAGCCCAGCGAAGAGATACCGGCTGCTGAGCATGTCGAATCCAGCGCCGCAGCATTTGGTGCGCCTGTCGGCGAGGCCTTGGAGAAGGCTGGCGGCCAGTTGCTCCAGACCGCCCGGTTCTACGAGAGCGCGGCGGCCGATCAGGCGACCAACAATTTCCTCGAGCAGCAGACCAAGATTCTCTACGGCGATCCGTCCAAGCCGGCCATAGGCCCGGACGGCAAGCCGATCATGGGGCCCGATGGCGTCACGCCGGTCGGGCAGGGCGGCTTCTACAGCCTGACGGGAGCCGATGCCGCTGCGCAGGCTAGCGCCGTGCAACAGCAGATCAGCGATCTTATCGATCAAGAGCGCCAGGGTTTGAGAACCCCGCGTGCACGGATGCAGTTCGAGACCGACACCCGTCGATACCGGGCGGCCGAGTTCGCCAAGATGGGGGACTTCGTCGACAAGCAATACAAAGTCTGGGCGGACGGCGTTAACGATCAGGGCATCACGACCAGGACCAACATGATCGGCCGCCACCTGGATGACCCGGTGGCGCTCCAGGCCGACCAGGACGCTCTGCGCAAGTTCTATGTGCAGAAGCAGCAGCTTCGCTTCGGCCGGGACAGCGATCTGGCCCAGCAGACCGGGCAGTTGCAGGGCGATCAGGCGTTCCTCCTGGCGCAGGTGCAGCCGCTGCTGCTCAATGGCCCCACTGCTGCAAGGGGGCTGAAGCTTCTGCAGGACAACGCTAGCGTCCTGGATACCACCCCGGACTATTACAAGTTGGTCCGGGAGGCGCAGCGGGCGACGTTGTCCTACGATGAGGGCGTGGCGAGCGACCCGGCCAGCGTAGCGGCATGGAGGGCGGCGAACCCGCAGGCAGCGGCAGCAGGTGCGGCTGGTTATGCGGCGCCAGTCAGCGCCAACGACGTTGCACTGGACCGAGACGTCGTCGGTCGAGCAACAGGTTTCCGTGACAGGTTTGCCGGCGACCTCGGCGTCAGCAAGAACGCCGCCGCCGGCATCCTCTCGCCGATGGTCTTCGAGAGTGGCTTGCGCGGTATCGAGGAGAATGACCCCGGCGCGCTTGCCCACCAGCATGGTCCAAAGGACTTCGGCTGGGCGCAGTTGCATGGCGACCGGCGCACCGCCTTCGAGAACTGGGCCAAGCAAAACAACCTCGACCCTCATTCTGACGAAGCGAACTACCGCTACACGGTCTACGACCTGAAGACGAACTACCCCGGTCTTCTGAAACAGCTACAGGACCCGAACATCACGCCTCGGCAGGCGGCGACGCTCTTTGCCCGCGACTACGAGTTCGGCAACGACGCCAAGTTCGAGCCTCAGTTGGGCGAACACATCCAATACGCCAACGCGATCGCCGGTCGGCCGCTGGTCGCTGGTGCGGAAGCCGCGCAACCGGGACAGGCGACCGGACAACTGGAGGACCCCTATCTCGCCTACGTTCGTTCACAACTGCAGCAGCGCTTCCCTAATGATCCCGACCTCGTCGAGGACGGCGTCAAGACAGTCGAGTTCAACCTCCGGCGCGACAACGCGACCGACTACTCGACCTATGAGCAGAGCGCGAAGAACGCTTCAGCCTACCTCCAGGCGGGCGGCGATCCATCGAAGGTCGATCTCACGCCCGATCAAATCCGCCAGCATGCGGCGGGGGCCTCGCCTGAGCAGGGCGCGCGCCTCAATGCTGCGGCCGACGAGCTTCAGCAGTCGATGGACTACAATGCTGCGGTCAAGTCCATCGCAACGCTTCCTGACGACCAAGCGAGAGCCCTGATCGAATCGAAGAAACCGACCGGTCCCGAGAACTTCGCCCTACAGAATTCCGAGTACGTGGCGCTGACCAATGCCTACAACGCGCGTCAGGCGATGCTGTATGGGCCAAAGGCTGATCCGGCGAGCTATGTGCTCGCGCAGGGCGATCTGACGAAGGGCTGGTCCAGAGGCGCCAAGGTGGCGGCCGATGGGACGATCAATGCGCAGGACGCCTTGGTCGATGCTCTCTCGAGCCCGCAAGCCTTCATCGCCTATGCGGACAAGGTCACAGGCGCCGAGAGCGCCCTCGGCGTACCCCAGGCGCAGCAGCGGGTGCTTCCGAACGCGATCGCCGCTAACATCGTGAACAACCTTGAAACGTACCCGAACCCTCGGGCCGCGATCAGCCAGTTGGCCAATATCGAATCCGAGGCCGGGCCGAAGTACTGGCCGAAGATATACGGCGAACTGTCACGCGCAGGACTTCCCGCTGGGTTCAAGGCGGCGCTTGTCGCGGGCGGCAATGACAGCGCCATGATCATCTCGGCTCTCCAGGCGGATGCCACAGCGAAGCGCGAGAAGGGCCAGACATTCAGCGAGCAGCTTGAGCATGAGAAGTTCCAGGGAACACGCCCAGTACTGCCGGCAATCGACAAGCAGTTCTCCACAGACCTGAACGGTGGCGCACTCGGGCAGCTCAGAGCCTCGATGGCGATTGGGGGTCCGGCCGGCGTGGAGGAATTCAACGGCCTGATGCAGGCGGTGCGCACGACGGCGGAATATCTCTACGTTTCCAGCCCAACGCCGATCGGCCCCGAAGCGGCCGCGTCGCGGGCGATCCACATGCTCACTGACCAGTACGACTTCGTGGCCCAAGGCCATCATGCTCCGGCCCGTTTGCCGAAGGGCATGACCGACAGCTTCCGAACGGCGACGACCGCTGCGGTCGCTGGGCTGAAGGCATCGGATGTCGTACCCTATGCGGCCGAGGCGGGGACGGCGGGAGAGCAGATAGAGGTTCCTGCGGGCGAGCGGCAGACGGATGCCCTGCGCGGCGCGCAGAGCGCCTACTGGATCACGGTTCCGGGCGCGAATGGCGATGGCGCGGTCCGAGCGATAGACCCGACGTCCGGCCATCCGGTCCATCTGTCGCATGGGGGAACCCTGGCATTGGATGAGCAGGGGCGGCAGTTTCGCGCCCTGGACATCCCGCTTTCGCAATTGCCGACGATGGCGCAACGCGCGCAGGCGGCTGGCTGGCAGCGCACGATCTCTGGACTAGAGGCGGCTGATCCGCTTGCGTTGATCGGACTGCACTGATGCCTGATCCGCTGCTCGATCCGGGACTGTCCGATCCGACAGCCGGGCTGGAGATGGCTGGCCCGAACCTTCCCTATGTGCCCTCGAATATCCCCGAGCGGCTGGGCTCTGAACTATTCCAGACGACTGCGGGCGCGCTGGACTGGCTTCAGAAGGGCATCGCGCTCTACGGCGGCGAGACCTTCGATCCCACGGCCGCAACCACGGGACTGCCAAGCTCTGATCCGCGCGACTGGGGCACGGCCGTTACGCCCGAGCCGCGGATATCTGTCGATCAGGCCAAGGAGCAGTTTCCCGGAGTCACTGGGATCGACGAGCCATTGCCGGTGACGGTGCTGCAGGCAATGCAGCGCGAGCAGCGGGCTAACGCGACACGTCAGCTTGTGGCCGAGAGATGGCCGGCTGGCCTTCCGTCAGCCGCGGTGGGGCTTGGGACCGATCTCGTCGCCAGCATGCTTGATCCGGTCAATGACGCGGCCTTCATGGTCCCGGTCCTCGGTGAAAGCCGCTATGCTGAATGGCTGGCCGCAGCGGGGAGAAACGCCGGATGGGTGGGGCGTCTCGGCGTCACCGCAGGCGTTGGCGCAGCACGCGGGGCTGCCGGCGCGGCGATCCTCGGCGGCGTGGAACTTGGGACCGATCCCGACACGACCCTCTCGGACGTGGCTCAGCAGACGCTGTGGACCGCAGCGCAGGGCGCACTGTTCCATACGGCGCTCAACTTCCGCGGCGATGTGCTCGGCGCTCGCTTTCGAGCCTCTCCTGAGGGAGACGCCGCGGCGAAGGATGCCGATCTGCACGATATGGCCACCCGCGTCGCTGCGGCGCAGATGGCGGATGGCGAGCCCATCGAGGTGCGCCCTGTCTTCGATGCGGCGCGCGTTCCTTCTGAGCGGCCTCTGGCCTCGCCTTACCTGGACGATGCCGTGGCCCGGGCGGGAGGAGAGCCCTCGGCCGAACAGACGCGCTGGGCTGATGAGGCTACTGAGGCCAGGGCGACGCCGCCCGACAAGGTCTTCGCCGGCCAGATGTCTGAGGCGCAGGGCATCATCGCGGAACTTCGCGAGCGGGGACTGCTAAGACCTGAGGACGAGGCCGAACTCGCCGAGGCCGGCGTCGGGAGGCCAGAAGAGGAACAGGCGCGAGAGGCGGCGGGACAGCCGGAAAGAGAGCCAGAAGAACCGCCACATGTCGTTCCCGCGCCTGTCGCTGCTGCGATGCTGCGCGAGGAGGAGCCGCGCGTTGGTGTCGGCGCAGAACGGGTGGGCCGTGGCGTTCTGGGCGAGGGCGTGGACCGCGCCGGAGAGCACGCCGCTGTTATCCAAGACATCGACGCGCTGATCCACCGTCTGGCGCCGGGCGCAGAGCCACGAGCCTATGGGTCTCTGACCGAAGAAGCGACGGGACAGACGGTTAGCGGCGCTACGTTTGGCGAAAAGCTGGATGACGGGTGGCGCCACATCATCGCCTATTCGCTGGCTTCGCCTGACGTTCAGCACGCCGCTGCCCACGAAGTCACCCATGCTCTTGACCGGATGAACCTCTACACGCCGGAGGAACGTGCAGCGTTGAACCGAGGCGTGGAGCAAGGCGGCTGGACTGAGAAGTTCGGCATCACCCAGCGCTATGGCGATCTCTCTCCTGAGGCCCAAGCAAAGGAAGCTATCGGCGAGGCGTACGCGGACTGGCGCGAGACCAACGCTGTTCCTGGGCTCAGAGGCAGGCCAGCCACACTTATAGGTGGTCTGTTCCAGCGCCTGAGGGACGCCTTCGATGGCATCGCCAGTATCCTGAAGCAGCATTTCGGGGGCGAACTGACCGCTGAGGATGTGTTCCGCCGCATCGAGAGCGGCGAGATCGGAGCAAGAGAACCAGCAGACCAACTCGCTGCGGAAGACGCTGCCTTCCAGCGCGAAGCCTTCAACGAGGAGGACTTCGATGCCGCTGCGGCTGCGAAGAAGCAGCTTACCGCCATGCAGGACATCGCCAAGCGCGTAGCCCTGGGGGAGAAGGTTGATCGTATCCACGCCGCCGGCCTGCCCATAGCCCGAGGCTTCGACGCCGAGATCAGGGGCATCAACCATGCCGTCTCCGGCGCCCGCGACAGTACGGCTGCCTTGCAACTGGACCGCCGCAATGAATTCACCGGCCGACTGACCGCCAACCTCGACAAGATACCCGGCGCACTTGAGGCGTGGCGCAGGCGCACGCTGACGGCCGAGTGGAATGACGAACTGGCTGAACTGAACAAGAGCGACGGCAAGCCCGGCATCAGCAAGAGCCCGCTCGCGCTTGAGATCGCCAAGGCCGTGCATGATGCCCAGGACTTGGCTCGTTTAAGGCTCAACCAGTCCGGCGCATGGATCGGCGACTACGATGGGTATGTGGCCCGGACCCAGCACGATGCGATCAAGATACACAAGGCCACCTATCCCGTCTGGCGCAACGATGTGCTCGCCGGGCTCGATCGCGACAAGACGATGGAGGGCCTCACGCCCGAGGCGCAGGAGGGCTTCCTGCACAACATGTGGCTGGCGCTCTCGACCGGCGTCCACATGTCGGCCGATCATGGCGTCAGCCCGAAGGCAGGCGTCTTTCCCGGCGGGGCCAACATCGGCAAGCGCGTCTCATCCGAGCGTGTCCTGCATTGGCGCGACGCTGATGCGTGGAGAACCTACCAGCAGAAGTACGGCGAGCCGAACATCGAGGTGGGCGTTGCGAACAACCTTCTGCGGGCCGGGCGCGATGCGGCGCTGCTTGAGCGCTGGGGGTCGAACCCTGGTGCAGCGTTCGACGAACTCGTCCGGCGCACCCTGGAGCGTTATCGCGTTGATCCTCCGGCCCTGGCCGACTTCCAGCGCAACCTTCCCCGCATTCGGGAGGAATTCGCGCACCTGACCGGGGAAGCCTCCAGGCCGGGGAATGTCCTCGCCGATCAGATCAGAGGCTCGATCCTTGGCCTGCAGGACATCAGCAAGCTCGGGAACGTCCTTCTGGCCCACATGTCGACGGCGGTCACCAAGCCCTATCAGCTTGCCTACCACGGCGTCGGACTCTGGCAGCGCTACACTTCGGTGCTGCGCAACCTGATGCAGGACACCTCGCCCGAGGGCAAGCAGGTGATGGAGAACCTCCTGGCCAATGCGACGGGGCAGATGTCCGACCTCAGTCATGGCTATGAGGCGGTCGATGGGGTTCCTGGCCAGATAGCGGCGCTGAGGCAGTTCTCGATGCGGCTCGGTGGCCTGCCGCAGATGCTGGCGCGGCAGAAGCAGGGCTCGCAGTGGGAGCTCGCGAACTTCCTCGGCCAGCAGGTCGACAAGACCTTCGATCAGCTTCATCCCAGCACGCAGCGGGCGCTCACGATCTATGGCATCGGCCCGGCCGAATGGGATGTCCTTCGGACCGCTCCGGATCATGATCGGGATGGGGCCGGGCTCCTCTATCTCACCCCGAAGGCCGCCTACCGGGCCAATGTCGATGGCCTCGTCGGACCTCGGCTCGAGCGCGCGCTGGATGAGGACGACGCCAACCGGATGCGTGCCGAGACCGCAGATCGCTTGGCAATGAAGCTTGCGTCCTACCTCTCCGATTCGGCGGACCGCTCCACGATCACGCCGGGCATTCC